TCTGCCGCCGGGCTTTCTTCTGTGCTGCCGGCATGGCCGCTTTCAGCGCCGGGGAGATTGCATTGAACACAGCCCCCGCATACCCCGGCATATTGGCGGTGCGCTCTGCATCGGAGATCAGCTCCTGCAAATCAGTGAGGAGCTGGACATCTTTTTGAAAACTTGACATCAGGCATTCCCCCTCCCTCAAGACAACATGGGAATAAGGAAGAACCAAAGCAACTTCCAATTCCCTGTCACATAGATAGCAACAGATACTGCGATGCTCACGGCGATCCACTTTACGGCTTCGGCCATCTTAATCCACATCATTCTGAGCATCCCCTTTCTTCCACATAGCACCAACTCTGCGGCGCTTCATACAGGATGCAGCCATCGATTGCACAGGTAGGCGGATCCATGTAGTTGCCGGACGGTTGATAGTTCTCGCAGTCTGCATTGCCGCAAACCCCAGTCCCGTTCATGCCACAGAAGCCGTGCCGAGAGAAGTCCTCCAGCTTGAGCGGTTCCTCGTAGAGCTTCAGCTGAGAGATCTGCCAGCCGTATACCGGCTCACCCTGCGCATACTTTACGATTTCATCAAGGGTCAGGCAGCTTTCATACAGCGCCGGGAAGCGCTTGATGCTGATGCCCTTACCGATCGGCCTGAACACATCAAAGCCGGTGCAGGTGAACTCACCGAAAACAAGGCCGCTCCCACGACCGCCATCCATGGTCTCATAGATATAAACCTTGAACGGCACTTCCAGCTTCGGGCAGGTCTTGCGGACCTCAACCATCTTGCGCCCCCGCCGGATCAGGTCACACCACTTGGGCTTGATGCTGATAAGGACTGCTTTCATGTGCTCACCTCTTCTTCCAAATATTTTTTATCGTAAAACATTCCGTCCTCGGAAATGTCAAACTCCTCATGCTCCCAGTATGCGCCGCAAAAACTGCCGCATGATGCTGTCATCGAATTTATGGGACCGGCATCGGTGACGATGTACCGTTTGGACAGTTTCCCGTTCATCAGAACTTTGTAATCTCGTGATGTCTGATAATACTCGGAAACTATAATTTCCCCGCCGCACAAAGGGCATCGAGCACGGATTGCTTCTTTCACTTCCTGTCCACCTCCGCGCACGCCTTGCGGCACATCTCGCACTTTTTGTACGGTTCATCAAGCCAGCAGTTGAATAACAGGCACTTAGGTTTTCTATATTCCGGCGGTGCCTTATTTCCGTGTGTCTGGGTACGAATTGCATGGTACTTGCACACTTCTTCTCCCCAAAAGTCCCCACCGAAACTGCATTTTCCATATTCCGGTGACACTTCATGCGAAACTGTGATGGTTTTTTCTTTCATTGCTTTTCTTCCTCCGGCGGCTCCAGCAGCGGCACCCACAAGTGTCATTGCTTCCGCCCTCATTCATGGTACATACGCTTGTTGCGGTCCCACTTCATCGTGACCGGGTTGCCGCACTTGCAGGGCACCGTGATTTCGGGGTCTTCCAGATTTGTGCGGCCGCGGGCTTCAAAGTCACAGCAGGGGCAGGTGAACTCATACCGTGTCAGGTTGTCCAGCTGAACTTCCCCGCCGCAACGGCAGGTCACACTGGCGCTGGGTTCCCGCAGGAACCGGCCAAACACATCCCCGCATTTCGGGCAGCGCAGGCGCAGGACACCGTAGGCCGTGCCTTTGGGGATTTCTTTCCGCTGAACACGCTTAGGCTCTGCCCCCGCAGGGGTGATTGCCTTTGTCTTTTCCGGGATGCCGCCGGTCAGCGCACAGGCGGCAGCATTGGTGCTGACCTCCCGCAATGCCCGGCTCAGGTCAGATTTGATGCTGTGGATCTCCGCCGCATCAGGTGCGGCCTTGAGTTCCTCGTGACGCAGGCAAAAAGTAATCAGGCTCAGCTTCACAGCGCTCTGCTCCAGACGCTCCAGTGCAGAAACAGGGATAGCCCCCATAGTTTTCCCATTCATCGTTTTCAGTCCTTTCTTCATTTTTCTTGCAGTCCTGAACGGCATTGCAAGGTTCACCACAGGCTTTGCAGCACTTATCACAGTTCGGGTGTGCCGCCTTGCAGTAGTCGCACTCCGACCACTTCTTTTCATCAGAGCCGTACTCCCGGAAAATCTTGTGGGTGCCGTCCCTCAATGCCTGCTCATCGTCGCTGATCTCATACCCCAGCGCCGTCAGCATTTCATAGGTGGCATCCAGTGTCGGATTTTCCCGATAAGAGTACACATATTTCTGGCGCTCAACATTCCAGTCCTTACTCCAGTAACCGCAATAGCTGCTGTCCATCGAAGAATAGGCAAGCGCCAGCAGCACCTTTTCCGGCATCGTGCCGTAGACCCCATCTTCATCCAGAATTTTGTACCAGTCCTTGCCGGAACTGTCCACAAATTCCTGCGACAGCTCCACACCGAGGGTGATTCCAATCAGCGTCAGGTCTAAATCAAAATTATCGTCTGCGGCACAGGCCATGTAGCGGGCAATGGCCGGGAATCCCTTTTTGCAATCGGTAGGAGCCAGTTCCACCACGAATTCACGGCGGAGGTTGAACATAAGTTCCGTGATGTTATGGAAACTTTCCCCAATCATGCGCTCTTCCTCGCGGGCTGCATCCCGCTTTGCCTTTTCGGCATCCTCTGCGGCCACATCACGGGTCTTGTACAAATCAATCTGCCCACTACTCACCTTGTAGAAATACTGGACATGATCTGCATCTTCCGGCACAACAACATCTTTGGTGATGTTCCACTTGCTGTACCCGGTAACGTGTTCGTGGGTCTGATAAGTAGCATTCGGGTCTTCGATTGCAAATTTCTTGAGGTCTGCAATCCATTCAGCCTTGCGGTGTTCCCACTTCTGATTTTCCAGAACTTCCTGCATCACCCGGCGGAAGTTCTGAGTGCCAAGAGCTTCCAGCGCCTTATTTTTGT